CTAAAAGTGTTAGAATAGCAGAAGTTAAGTGTAGACAAAAAGGACAGGGTTACGCATCAAGTGTTGGGTTAGAATTTCAAATAGCTACAGATTTTGGTAAAGAGTTGTATGATGCGAATAAGGAATTATATCCACCTGAACCTGAAATTTCTTCTAAAGAACGAAGAAAATTAGGTGTTTGATAAATACGGAGAGAATGAGTGAGAACGCAACTATTATGTACTTTTACAACAGAATCTTCGTTTGAAGGGTTGTTAACTAAGATTTTTGATGGATACGAATTATTCAGTAGAAAGATATTCATACTGAAATTAGAACCATCTAAAGAATTGGTGATTAGTTATAACATCATACCAAATAGAGAAAATAGGTTTTTACCTAACAGTATAATGGTACACAGAAAAAAAGAATCAAACACTATTTACACAATCAACGCATTAAACAGATTGATTAAAGAATTAAATGGTGGTAAAGAAGATAAATCTTATCAAGTCAATTGGAATGATTATCGTAACTCTATTATCCTTACAGATGGTGATGGGTATAAGGTTATGGGTACTAAATTGTTCAGAATAGTTGACGTTAATTAAAAAATTTTAATATTTATAGTTATACTATATAAAGATTAGGAAGATATACAATGGGAAATATAGAACAAAATAGAAAATTGATGGTTGAGCAAATAGCAAGAGCTAAAGCTGAACTCAATGAAGGTACGAAATATCTAAAAGTACAGGATAAAAAAGGTAAGCAAATAATGCAAGCCATTCAACAAAATGCACCTTTAATAGATATTAGTAGATATGGTATGGATGCACAAAACGCATTACCTGTTCTTAAAAATGGAGTTAAGATGGCTATAAACCACAAATACAAACTTCATTCAGATATTGGTGATGTACCAAAACAAACCCATAGGCATTATTGGAGATACTCTTCAAAGAAAGAAATGGAAAAAACATTAGATAATACAAAGAAGGTTTTTAAAGAATGGTTAACTCTAATAGATGCAGCTATAAAGAGACCATCTAAAGCATCTCTTAAAAGAGTAGAGAACCATTGGAGACAAGAAGTAAATATTGATGCTGGTGCAAGAGGAACTCTATATCCTCTTATTGTTAAAAGTGGTGATGGACAATCATCAGTTATATAATGAAAGAATGTAATTGTACAGAATGTATTTGTGAATCAAAAGAAGAGTGTAGCTCATCTTGTGGTTCGAACAACCAATGTAATTGTTGTAAATAAATTTGGTAGTTTAAAATATTTTTTGTATATTAGTACCATATCAACACATGGGCTTAAATAGTGGTGTTGAAATAAAAAGTGAAATATAATTTGGAAGTTTGAAAAAACTTTCGTATATTTGTTTAAATAATAATTAATAATAACTAAAAAAAGGTAAATTATGGCAATTGACTTAAATGCAATCCGAAACCGTCTGGACAGTTTACAGACGAAAACTACAAAAACTGACAATTTGTGGAAACCAAAACCTGGTAAACAACAAGTAAGAATCGTTCCTTACGTTCACAATCCATCAAATCCATTTATCGAACTATTTTTCCACTACAACTTTGGTGGTAAGAATATTCTTTCACCTCAAACACATGGTGAGGCAGACCCATTAGTGGAGTTCGCTGACCAATTGAAATCGACTGGTGATAGAAACGATTGGAATCTTTCAAAACAACTTACTCCTAAAATGAGAACTTATGTTCCTGTATTAGTAAGAGGTGAGGAATCTGAAGGAATCAAATTTTGGGGATTTGGTAAAACTGTGTATCAAGAACTACTTGCTTTCTTTGCAGACCCAGATTATGGTGATTTAACAGACCCAACAAATGGTAGAGATATCACTGTTGAGTTTAAAACTGCTAAAGAGTTAGGGAAAAACTATCCTGAAACTTATATCAGAGTTAAACCGAACCAAACTCCAATTACTGAAGATAAAAGTGTTTTAGAATTGGTAAAAGACCAAATTGAACTTCCTAATATGTTTAAGAAATATACATATGATGATATGAAGGGATTATTGGAAACTTGGATGGAAACTGGTTCAGTTGGTGAAGATAATAAGGAAGAGGAAGCTCAACCTACTCAAAACACTACTCAACCAACACCAGCACCGGCTGCTGTAGGTAATTCAACTAATACAGATGTAAAAGACGCATTTGAAGATTTATTCAATAATTAAAAACTAAGTTACTATGGCTAAAACAAATCGAGATGAATTATCATCGATTTTAGCAGATAACCTGAACAAAAAGTTCAAAGGACAATCGAAAGTAGCTTACTTCCTTGATGGCTCCGAACAGACACCCACCGACTTAACTGAGTGGGTGTCTACAGGAGATGATATGTTAGATTTAGCTATATCGAATCGACCAAATGGTGGATTTCCTGTTGGAAGAATTGTTGAGGTTACGGGGCTAGAAGCGAGTGGTAAATCTCTGTTATCAGCACATACATTAGCAAATACTCAGAAGAAGGGTGGTTTGGCAGTGTATATTGATACAGAGAACGCAATCAATCAAGAATTCTTAGAAGCATTAGGTGTTGATACTCAAAAGTTACTTTATGTACCTTTAGAAGCAGTAGAAGATATCTTTGATGCTATGGATTCAATTATCGAATCAATTAGAAAATCCGATAATAATAGATTGGTAACAATAGTAGTTGACTCTGTAGCGGCAGCAACAACTAAAGTAGAATTAGCAGCTGATTATGACCAAGCTGGTTATGCTACTCAAAAAGCAATCATTATCTCAAAAGCAATGAGAAAGATTACAAATCTTATTGGTAGAGAGAGAATATTGGTTGTATTCACAAATCAACTTAGAGTTAGAATGGGAGTATCCTTTGGTGACCCTTATACTACATCAGGTGGGAAAGCATTAGGTTTTCACGCTAGTTGTAGATTGAGAATGAAACAAATGGGTAAACTCAATTCTAAAGTTGGGGGTGTTGAACAAACTGTTGGTATTAAGACTAGAGTTCAAGTCATTAAGAACAGAATGGGACCACCACTAAGAGCAGTTGATTTTGAAATCTACTTTGATAGAGGTATTGATAGATATGGTTCGTGGTTGAACACTATGAAAACATATAAGTTGATACAGATAAGTGGAGCTTGGTATACTTGGGTTGATGAATCAACTGGAGAAGAGATTAAATTCCAAGCTAAGAACTTCACTAAAATCTTAGAAGAAAGACCAGAGGTAAAGGAACAAATGTATAAACAAATCTGTGATGCATATATCTTAGGATACAAAGAGGCATCTGAAGCTGCAAACACAGATACAACAAAGCTAGATGAAGGACACGAAATCTAATTACAAAGAAATGTTTAATAAATTATCAGAAACACCCAAACGGAATGTTAATGATAAAGTTATGATTGTAGATGGATTAAATCTTTTCATCAGATGCTTTGGGGCAGTTCCAACTCTGAATGATGATGGAGAACACGTCGGTGGGGTAACAGGTTGTCTGTTATCCCTCGGCGCTCTTATCCGTAAGAACAAACCAACTAGAGTTTTGGTGGTTTTTGATGGTAAGGGTGGTTCGACACGTAGAAAGAAAATGTATAAGGGATACAAAGAAGGTAGAACAGGATTAACTAAAGTTAATAGATTGGTTGGGTACGAAGATTTAGAAGACCAAGCAGAATCTATGAAACGTAACTTTAATACGTTAATCAAATACTTAGAGTTCTTACCTGTTGATTTGTGTTACATTGATTACATTGAAGCAGATGATATTATGGCATACGCTGCCAGACATATATTTAAAAAAGAAGTTATGATAATTTCCTCTGATAAGGATTTCTTACAATTGGTAGATGATAGAATATCAGTATATCTACCAACTAAAAAGAAACTTATGCACAAAGAGGATGTAAAAGAGTTATATGGAGTTCCATCAAAAAACTTAGTATATTATAGAATTTTTGATGGTGATAAATCCGATAATATTCCTGGCGTAAGGGGTATCGGACCAAAAACACTAATAAACAAATTAGATTTCCTTCAATCGGATGGATTAACATTAGATACCTTATTCGAAAGGATATCTCAATTGGATGATGAGAAACTGAAAAACAAAATATTGGAACATACCGATACTTTGAAATTAAATTACGATTTAATGCAGTTATCAGAACCAATAATGGGTTCAGCGATTACATCAAATGTACGAAATATCATTGATTCACCAATCAACGGATTAAATTCTTTTGGATTCAAAAAAGAGTTTATGGTTGATAAACTTTACACAGCGTTTAAGAATGTAGAAACGTGGTTGGTAAATACTTGGGGTGATTTGGATAAATATTCCAAACAAACCAGAAAATAATTTGGTAGTTACAATAATAATTCGTATATTGGTACAATATGGATAAATTCGGAAACAAATTTGGTACGTCATTTCAGATAAAGATACTTTCATCTCTATTATCAGATAGGATATTCTTACAACAAATGTATGATATCCTTAAACCTGAGATGTTTGATTCAGATGCTAATGAATGGATAGTAACGAAAACATTATCTCACTTTGATAACTTTTCACAACTACCTACATTAGATGTGTTTAAAAACGAAGTAGATAAGGTTGAGAGAGATGTTCTAAAACAATCTATAGTAGATAACCTAAAACAAGTTTGGCATGGCTTAGAATCAGATGATTTAGAGTACGTTAAAGAACAATCTTTAGAGTTCTGTAAAAATCAAACTTTCAAAAATGCTATCTTAGAATCCGTAGATTTATTAAGTGATGGTAAATTCGATGTAATCAAATCGAAGATTGATAATGCTATGAAAGCAGGACAAGATACTGATATTGGACACGAATATAAAGAAAACATTATTGAAAGATACGAATCTACTGTTAGAGATGTTATTCCTTGTGGTTGGCCTGTTATCGATGAATTAGTAGATGGTGGTTTCGGTAAAGGTGAATTAATAATATTTGCAGCTCCACCGGGTATTGGTAAATCTTGGGCATTAGTGAATGTTGGTATGGCGGCTGCTAAAGCTGGTAAAACTGTAGTTCATTATACATTAGAACTTAATGAAGGTTATGTAGGGCAGAGATACGATTCAGTATTAACTGGAATACCAGTACCTAAACTTAAATTTGAATTAGATGAGGTAAGAAATCAAATAGAAAAACTAAGTGGTGATATCGTTGTAAAACATTGGCCTACTAAATCTGCTGGATTGAATACTATGAGAGCATCATTAGATAAATTGAAGTTGCAAGGTAAATCTCCTGATTTGATTATATGTGATTACGCTGATTTATTAAAGGGTAATAGTAGAAAAGAAAGACACGAAGAGCTAGAAGAGATTGTTGAAGGATTAAGAGGTATTGCAGGTGAATACGAAGTTCCATTATTTACAGCATCTCAGATTAATCGTAGTGGAGCAGAGCAAGATGTTATTACTGGTACTTCTATAGCTGGTTCA